ACTAGTTCAAAGCCTTCGCGTAGCCGAGCAGAAAGGTTTTTCTTATCATCAAAGCCCATGACAGATTCACGAACCCAACGATGAACATAGCCCTCTGGAGGGGGTGGAGCGTCTAATTGTGACGGTGGTGTCCACGGCTTTGCGCGGACAGTTTTTTCCCTAGTTTGGGATGTGCGTGGGCTTCTATCATTCATAATTTATCCTCACGTTAATTTTGCATACGAGCTTTTTGCTTCGCATATTGTTCATAAGATACACCCAGTTTGTCAGCGATTGCAACCTCTGATTTTGTTAATTGTATCTTTTGTTTTCCTTTTTTCTGCCCACCACGATTTGCGGAGGCTACAACAGGACCACTTTGCCGAGTTGTAAGACCAAACTTATGTGGAAACTCTTGTCTCATTCGTTTATCAACTTCAGCATAGTATTCATCACTAGTTGCATCCCAACCTTCAGTTTCCACCATAGTTTTGTGGATAGAAAAAGCGGTAAGAGTCATAGGTTCATCTGTGCCAAACCACTCATTTCTTGCTGCCCACGCATCTGCTTTAGGGTCGCGTGGTGCAGGTTGTTGGGGTTGTTGCGACTGTTGGGGTTCTGTCACAGGAGCAGGTTGTTGCGCTCGTTGTTCTTGCTGTTGTTTTATCATCGCAAGTTTATCGTTTTGTGAAGCCACAGCAGCTAATTGTGCTTGAGCTTCAACTTGAGCATCTATATCGCCTCTATCAATAGCGTCTTTTAAATTACTTCTTAAAACCTGATCCTGTAATTTGATTCTATTTTCAAATTCCGTAGCATAAGAGTTATCTAAAGCAAGATTCTTTTTCTGGTTTTCTTCAAGCTCTTTTTTAGCTGCTTGAGCATATTGTAAAGCTGCTTGTTCACGACGTTCTGCCTCACGCATTTTAGCTGTAAGCTTACTAATTCGTTTCTTAACACTTTCGCTATACTGTTCTAACTCATCATCAGATTGTTCTGGTTTCGACTCAACCTCAGTTTTAGGTTCAACTTCAACCTCAGCTTCGGGCTTTTCTTGCTCTTCGGTTTCAAGAACTTCTACTTCAACTTCATCAGTTTCTTTTTGTTCGACCTCTTGGTCTTGTTTTTGTGCTGCTTGTGGCATGGTTACTCCATGTAATTAAAGGTGCAAAATATCATCAGGGTTATTGATGCGAGCTATTATCTCATCATCATTAAGAATGCGGACTTCTCCACCCTCGATTTTGAATCTACTTCCCGCATATCTGCCGAACAATACCCAATCCTTTTCTTTACACCAAGGAGAAGTATCTTCGCCAAATTTACTAGAGTCTTGGTATGCTAATGGACCAACTCTTAATACATAACCACATACTGTGGCTACAGCTTCACGTTCTCTGACTTCATCAGGAACAATTATACCACCCATTGTTTGCTTTTTACCTTGATACGGTAATATTAAAAGACGCCAACCTGTAGGTTGGGGTAATTTATCTAATGCACTCTCGTTAAGTTTAGAAGGTTCTAAGTATCTATCTTCAGCTGATACATACGCTTTTTCAAGCTCGCCTTTTTCTTTTTTCTTTTTATTAGCAATATAGTCAGGCACATAAAGTGTTTTAGTCATTGTTATTTACTTTCTCTAGCAGGTCTTTTAAATCCTGTTCAGTTTGGGCAAGCTCATCTAAACGAGCTCGTAATTCTTTAAATGCGGTAAAGTCTGCTATAGGACCAACACATATAGCCTCTTTTAACAAACTTTGCCGATCACGAACATTTTTAAGCATTTTTTCATAAATGTAAAGCTCATCCATGAATTAACTCAAATGCCGTTTCTTTTGTTTCTTTATTTCTTCTAGTCCAACCACGACCAAAAGTTTCAAAAGTAGATAACTTTTCATAAAAACTTTGTCTTTGGTCATACATTTTTTCTACTAAAAACTCAGGATCTTCGTTTGCAATTAGTTGCAGAGTTTTAGGACCAATAGCACCATCCTGCTTTGCCCCGACTATTTTTTGGATTGCTTTAGCAGCCCTGCCTGTCCCAGAATTAACTGCCCAATCAAATACAGACCAATCTGCACCACTAGGTAAATCATCACATTTACATCTATCCCAGTAGTTTTTCTTGTAAATAGGAGCTACATCATCTTGAGTTAAACCACGCATCTCTTCTTCAGTAGATTCTCTACCAATCCATTTATCATACACAGCTTTAGTGACACCCAAATTTGTCATGCCTCCGGGATCTTTAGGGTGGTCTACAAATCCACCCTCATGTTTTAAAAGCATAGCTAAACATTTATCAAAGTTCTTTTTCACTTTGTTAATCCTTTCTGTTTCTCATACGTTCGTAATCCACCTAAACCAAGCATACCCATCAACACCGTCATTAAACTGCCCATATCAAACTCAGGTAAAGGTGGGATAGTAGCTCCTGAAAGACCTACTCCAAATAAAATTAAAGGAGTTAAAATAAAATGGTACAATAAAGCAACACCACACGTCCATCCCACAAAAGGTCGCCAACCGCCCTTAAACAAACTGCCTGATGCAGCTTCTGCTTTATTAACTTCAATTTGTGCAAGTTGTTGTTCATGAGATAATTTATCAGCCATAGTCGCTAACTCATGTGCTAATGCAGCTTTTTGGTCTTTATCTTCTATAACTTTATCTAGTATCCCAGTAACAGGACCTATAAGATTATTTAACAGACTCATCTACATTCTCCTTTGGTGATGCAGCTATAGTGAAGTTTACACTAAAAGATCTTCTTTCACCAGAAGTTTTAAAAGGATAAACACAATGATGCAGGTGTGCAGGGAAAACTATAAAATGACCAACTTCTGGCCTCATTAAAAAATTAGAACCCTCATGGTTTGCTGCTTGTCCATGAATAAATTGTATATGCCCATGACTAGGGTGGTGATCTTTGTAATCTTCTTCCCACTCTTCCTCTATTCCCTCAGGTAATTTTAAATAACCAACGCAAGAAAGCATTGATCCTTGATGAGTATGTATCGGGTTATATTCATTTTCAAACTGACGAACAAACCACCCACTCGTTATTTCTAATCTATAATCAAGTGTATCAGGTGTTATATTACGTCTGCCCATAGAAGTATATAATTCTGCATGACTTTGGTAACGCATTAAAAAATTACCCATTTCCTCAGACCATGCTTGGTGTAAATCGTTATTCCATTTTAATTCTTGTTTTACCTTACCAACAAGATTACCAGACCAATCCTCCATTTCTTGGTCTATAGCATTATTGCATTTATCAATAAAAGCCTCTGACATTTTTTTATATCCCAATATAGGGCTAAAAGGTGTGAATATTTCTTCATCCTTTTTTGGTTCATATATATTTGCCATATTCTACTCTATTTTTTCAACACTTTCTTAAGTGTCTTAACTTGTCCTTGGTGTGTTTTAACAGCTTTATTTAAGCCCTTCACAACATTCTTCACCTTTTTTCTTTTTGATTTAGTTAATTTTGCCATTTTCACTTTCCCTTTTGTTTTCTTAAAGATTGTTTAGCTTTTTTGAAAATACTTACTACCTCCGTTTTACCCATAACTTTTGCTCTTTGTTCTCCAACTGTTAGTATTTGGATTTTTCGGGCGTATGGTTTAGATATCTTTTTTACTTTTGCAACTGTATTTCTAGCATCTGTCGGTGTGGCAAATTTTATACTGACAGTATCTTTAGGGTTTTCATCAGTATATAATCTTCTGCCACTCCCTTTTGGCTTTTTACCTGTGCCTTTTTTAGGATCAGGTTTTTTTGCCATAACTATTCCTCCATTTGTATGGTTGCTTTTTTACTATCTGCTTTTGCAGAGTAAGCATTAAATCCCATAAACGCAGCTACAACACCTGAAGCTGCAATCACATATACACTTGCGATATCTGTTATTAAAGCAGCCGCTTGATCAAAACCTAAAACACTAGCTAATAAAATTATAAACGGATAAATTAACATTCCTGCTAATGCAAAACCTGTAAATCTACGCTCAGCATTACGTTTTAAATCACGATCAACCATCTCTAACCTACGGTCTTCCAAGGCTAGTTTATTCCATTCAGCTTTTTCGATAACTCCGTTACCATTAGTATCTGCTTTTTTAAATTCTGTCATGATAGATAAGCTTTACCAAATCCCTTTTTAGCAGCTCTCACTCCTTGGGGTCGTATCTTTTTATTAGGCTTACTTTCAATTATACCACCATGACTTTTCTCAACTAACTTAGGCATAGGGATACCAAATATCTTTTCGTACTGACTAGGAAACTCTCTTGCAATATCAGCTGCTGCTTCTTCATTACCCTCTTCAGCTAACTGTATAAGCTGCTTTAATCGTTTATCCATTTACTTAACTCCTCTGAATTTTACCCCTGCGAACGCAGCACCGCCACCACGACTAATCCTATCAGTATCGGAGGAAGGATAGGCGTTCCCCATAAAGTAAGGTTGTCCACCATGCGACAACTTCTGACGATTATTTTTCTTAGTTTCTCTACCCATGCTAGGAACACCAAAAATAATTGCGATATCAATAGATTTTCCTTTTTTACCTTTAGCTTTCTTTTTAGACATATTATCCCCTCGTTTGATTTTGTTTCTGCAGAGCAATACGAGCTCTCATCTGAGCTATATCCTCCGTACTTTCTATACGATCACGCCCTAACTGAAAGTTTTGTTGAGCTCGTTGTTGGTCAAGTGCCAATTTTTGCTGATCATTTTGTTGGTCAGCTATCATTTCTTGTTGACGTAACTGCAACTCTTGCTCTTTTATGCGTACGAGTGGATCTTGTTCTTGTGCAGGTGGTTGTGATTTTTGATACTCTGCAACTAATTGTGCTTGTAACTGAGCAACCATTTGTTCTTGCTGAGCAGGGTCTACTTGTTGTCCTTGCATCTGTTGTTGCGCCATAACCATAGCCTTCATACCAAGATGTTCATAAATATGTTTCTCTAATGTCATTAATAAAGGTGGCTGCATCTGTGCAACTTTGCTATTCATATATGCAGAATGCACCGCGATATGTGCATCATGGTCTTGTTGCGGAAATGCTTGCATTCTACCCTGTCCTGCTGCTGCCTTACTTGCCTGTTGGTTTTCAGTAGAAGGATCCATAGGTTCTGGCTGTGGCTCTGGGTTTAATATTTGTTCAATATTACTTACACCTAACGCTTCATACACACGCTTATATGACTCATATAAATTATGCAAATCAGGTGCTGCCTGAGCTAATTTTAATTGTTCTTGTGCTAAAACAACTCTTTGTGACATACTAAAAATATTTGGGTCACTTACTGGTAAAATATCTACACGATTATCAAAATCTTGCATTTTTATCATACCATCTACACCAACATTATACGGATAAGGTGTAGGGTCTTCTGCAAATAATCGCGCAAGCATCCTTAACTCTGATTTCATAGATGAATGCAGCCGTTTATGCACCGCACTTACAATCCGTGAGCCACGTTCCAATAATGCAATAGTAGTACCGACAGGCATCTCTGTATTACCCTGCCCCATGCCCATATCGGTTGTCCCGATAAACCGTTGCGCTGCCTCTACTACAAAACCCATTAATGAAAATAATGTGCCAGAAGGTTCTTTATAAGGTAATGGCATTAAAGAAGCCTTTAAATCACCTCCAGGAACATCTACATCTCTAAATTCTCCAGGAGCTAAAGGATTTGCCTCATCTGCAATGCGTAAACCTCTCGCTTTAAACCCTGCTGGCATATTACTCAACGTACCTGCATCAATTAACTGCCGTAAATTGGCTGTAGCAGTGCGAGATAAGTTTCCAAGCAAGTGAATTAAGCCAAAACCATAAAAACCTAGTCCTGGAGTGAATTTATACTGCACAAAATGCGGAATTTTATCTTTTTTAGGGTCATCTGGCGCAAAATTACGCCTGATTGCCAAAACTTCATTCGTATCTAGGCAAACTGTAACGATATAAGGGAGTTTTATACCTGTTTCTTCACCTTTTGCATCAGTATCTGGGTAATCATCGAGATCCAAAAAACAATGACACTCATATAATGTAAACTGTTCATCAGTACCAGACGGTGATCTACCTTCAATATCATCATAAGCATCGGTGATTGAATCACTACCACCACCATAACTATCAGTTGTACCGCCTTTACCTTCCATATCAAGGTAAACACCCGATACTTGCGCCTTGCGTAACTCATTTTTAGACATTTTTATCACATGAGTAACACGTTCTGCCGTTTTTAAATCTGTAGCAACATAAGGTACAAGCACATCTTCAGCAGGAATAAACTTACTTACTGGTCTATCTAACGATTGATCACGATATACTTTCTTAAAAGCACTCCCTGCCAAACCAAGATAATATAACATCTGATCAAATTCAGGTTCATACTCTTCCATCTCATACATTATTTGATAATTCATATAATCTTGCACACGTTGAGCTTGTTGTTCTGCATCAGGGGTAGGTGTACCAACAATATTTGCTCGTACTGGTCCTGAACTTGGCAACATTTCTTTATATGCCTGAGATTGAAACTGCGTAACAGCCTCATTTAATAAGGGGTGAATAACTCCAGTAGCACCATCAAAAGGTTCTGTTCTAGATTCATACCGCATACCTAGTAAATCTAAACCTTTTACATAAGTATCTTCCCAATCATCACGGCTAGTACGGTCTTCTTCTACAGAATCTATTACATAACTGGCCACACCTGTCAATGTAGCATCTGAAACTCTGGAAGCTAAATTATCATAAAAGTTATCTGGCTCACCACCAAACGTAACTTCTTCCTCACCAAAACTTACTTCTGCGCCTTCATCATTCTCAACAACTTCAACATTTAAAAAATCATCTTCCTGTTGAGCGAGATCCTCTTCTTCTATACTTAAAAAATCATTCGGGGCTTGTACTAAAGCTCTATCAATATTACTTGGTCGTGGGGGTTGTGCCATTAATAATATTTCCTTATTCTAGGAGCAGTATCTTCTTCCTCATAATCTTCAGGATGTTGAATAAAACCGCCCTCTCTAAATCTACGCAACGCTTGCGTAACCGTATCAACATAATCATCATGCTCTCCTGCAGGAAAAGCAGCACACTCTTCAACAACTTCCTCTGCCCATCGAGTATCTGGAACCCATACTAAACCACTTTCAAGTAATGGTGCAACTGAATTTACTCGAGTGAATTTATCATTTCCTCTACTCGGGCTATAATTCTGTACTGGAATACCCATAGCTCGCAACTCCTGTGTTAACGGCATACCTGAAGCTTTTGCCTCTATCAGTACACATTCAGGATCCCAATACTTATATTCTTCCAACGCTCGCCTACGCAAATCAGGAAAATCCCATCGTCCACGCTGTGCATCCACAAGAACAATGTTTGGTGGTCCTCCCTCCGTAGGATAAAATACACCCCATGTAGTTATCGCACTATAATCAGCATTAGTCTGTTTACTATACGCTGTATCATAACTCTGCATTACATATTCCAAAGGCGGTAACTCTTTACGCTCCCAACGCTGCCACCAATCACGTTTTAATATAGCAGATTGTTCACTCGTCGGGTTTTGCTGCCACTGGGCTTCCCACTTACCCACAGACAAACTACCCTTAACCGAAAGTAAATCTTCCTTTTTCCAATACTCACTCCACAACGGCTCATTCGTTTCTGGCATTAAAGCAGGAAACTCTACAACTTCCCACTTATCAGCTAAAACATCTCGCCCCTGCTGCTTTAATAACTTACCTGTTAAATCATTTTCTGCCCATCGGGTCATAATTATCACAATAGACCCTCCTGGTTGAAGCCTTTGGCGTGGTCCTGACGTATACCACTCATAAGCATGCTCCATCGCCGTAGGACTTAACGCATCTTGCTCACTATGGGGGTCATCAATAATTAATAAATCAGCACCTCGTCCAGTAACCGCACCACCAACTCCCGCAGCAAAATATTCACCACCCTTCGATGTTTCCCACCGTCCTGCTGCCTGACTATCTGCTCGCAACTCTACATCAAATATCTTTCTATACGCATCTGAGTTCATTAAATTACGTGTCTTACGACCAAATCTAAACGCTAACTCTGCCGTGTGCGTAGTCTGCATAATCTTTAATGTAGGGCGTCGTCCCATTAACCACGCAGGTAATAAATAACTTCCGAATTCAGATTTCGTGTGCCGAGGTGGCATATTCACGATTAATCGTTTTAAATCTCCACGAGCTAAACGGTTAAACTTCTCTGCCATTATTTTATGATGGCGTCCATTTATAAAATCTTCCCACACAGCTTTAGTAAAAGCCATAAAATCATCACGGGCTAACTCTGATTCATTAATCTCCCTAGCTCGATCTAATAAAGTCGCAAACTTCTTCAAATGCTCTTCTGGCACATTAGTTAGATCAAAGCTCATATTTTCAAAATACATCGAAAAATTTCAAAGGGCAATGAACCTATAATCAATACACACAATAGGGGGGGCATAGTCTCGGCTTTTGATCGAGTAAAGTTCACTATCTATGAAAAAATGTTTTTGGATCTCGAAGAAATATCTAAAACTTGGTTACACCTGACGGCATAACCAAAGGTCGTCTCAAAGGGGGGTGGTGGGGGGTAGGGGGGTCAATGGCGGCAAGTAATTGGCTAGGGGGACCCATCCCCCTAGCCGTTGTTATTAGACCTTAGCTTGTGGCTGAACTACCAATTTGACGTAGCCAGTACCCCAAACTTTTGAGCTTGGAGTATAACCACCGTTTAACATTGCCAATAAACAAATAGGTGATTTAGTGCTGTGACCTAAAGGTTTTGCAGCATTAAGAATTGAAAACAAGCTGTGATTACCGTCAACACCTTTTAACAACCAGTCTTGAATTGTAGCACGGACACCGCCAGTTTTACCAGTGTATCCAAATGGTACAGGCTGATCAGAATCTAACTTAACATTATCAAGTGGAACAACCTGAACATTATGTATATTGCCACCTGCTTCAGCGTTAACGAACGCCCAGATGTCAGAATACTCAAGAGGTGTACCAGTATTTTGTAGCGTTGCTACTGCGACTGATTTGGTTGCGGTTTTTGTTTTTGCATTTGCCATTTTATAACCCTTTCTACGGTTGATTGGCTGTAGCCGTTATTGGCTACATATTCTTTCTACTATAGTTCACTATTATTGTAAACCCCTTTTGTGAACTTTTTTACATTTTATTTAAACTAATAATACTGACTATTATTATGACAGCAATTATCAAGATTGACATATTCCCTCCTTATTGTTTACACTGTAAATATTACTGCAACAATTTGCATGGACAAATTTTAATTGCCCGACAAGATAAAACAAGAAAGACTAAATCCTCAAGAATCTTCAAACGATGATTGATGATTATTATTAGAGGATGATTGATTAATATATATATGAGTATATATATTAATCCTCTTTCCTCAGGAAAGGGATCATCGTCTTTCCTCCTCAGGAATGGGACGGGAGAAAAAGGGGACCGAAGTCCCCTAATCTTTTTAAGCTTGAACTACGAGTTTGACATATGGTGTCATCCAATATTTACTGGACGGTGAGTAACCACCATGCAAGAGTGCGTGTAGACACACTGGCTTTTTGCGACTGTGTCCAAGTGGAGCGGCTTTATTGAGAACCGCTTTTAGTGTGGAGTCACCCTCAACACCACGCAACATCCAGTCTTGGATTTGTTGACGAACACCACCTGTCTTGCCGCCATAACCAAATGGCACAGGCGCGTCAGACTTGAGGTCGACATTATCAAGAGGTACGATTTTAACGTTAGCCTCATTGCCTCCCGCTTTAGTCTGGACAAAATTCCAGATGTCATCGTAAGTAAGCTCTTGGTCAGTGACCATTAACTCAACTGATTTTACCACCTTTTTAGTGGCAGATTTAGGGGAAGTCTTTTTAGCTGTATTAGCCATGATACGCTCCTTTCTACGAGCAAAAGATTATGGCGCTTTGTATGTCCCCATTAATAAGTGCGCCACGACTCATTAATCAAGTACTCCAGAATGTCTAGTCCAGTGTCTGGTCACCGTGTACTGGCGAAACTGTGCCAGTAACTATAGAATAGCAAATAGTGAACTTAGACACAAGTCTTTTATTATCTTATATAATCTTTTTTATTGGGGGAAATCCTCAAGAATCATCGGTCATCGTCAATCATCATCTGTCTACGAATCATCGTTCATTATCATTCATCCTCAAAGTCATGTCATCATCTTTCATCCTCTATGATGGGAGGAAATTTGAGGTCTTCCTCCTTGTGATGGGACGATTTTGTAGATAGAATATGATTGATGATACCTGTCCAATCGTACGGTGTTGAGCAACTCCAGTCAGGTGTCCATGATTCTCCGTTTCCTGTTATCTCTATCGCTCTTTTTCCACTAAATATATTTAGGGTAGAGGAAGAAGGATGATGAACCAAGTTATGAACTGAGCCTCCATTCATAAAATATCTTGTTTGCCACGCGATTTGATGCGGACGCAGAGTTATAGACTTTAGTGACTTTAACCTGTGAACTTTGAGTTCTAGCCAAAAAGGATGACCTTGGACGATACCATGTAAGTCAGGAACTCCAGGACTAGCCCATGATTCTAGGCGTGTCCAAAACACGCCCAGATCTTTAGTGCCATCACGGAGTTTATACCATAATTGTGACTCGGGTTTACTACTCATTTTGCTAAATCTTTTTAA